CCCCATGATGTAAATAAAGCATTACCATCGCTCCGACATTACCTTGTCGTGCCGAACCAACACTTGCTGAATTACGCCCGAAAATTCACCATGCTTTTGTAGCATGAACTCGTATTGAGTGGGAAAATAGAGCATATGTCCAATATGCGAATTCTAATCTTGGTGAGACAAGCGCCAACTAAGTATTGATCAAAGTATCATTCTAGTGCATACCCCCGTAAACAAGATTATTCCGACAAAATAGTTCCCTAAGTAGAGGAAAATTGAAACCTGTAGTGTATATAGCTACAGTGCGTGATTAAACCGCTTTCAACGAGAACGTGTCCCGCGGCAAACCCGGACGGCCAAAACCCTGTTCGGAACCCCGCGCGACAATAAACTTTTATCGTTATTCTATGGATTGCCATAGCAAGAAGGTATCTTCGGTGTATAACCAACCGTCGTGGGAAGAACCCCCAAAAGCAGTCGGCTGCCCTAGTCAAGAAATACTAGAAAAAGCTCTATTGAGCAATCATAACAAGCAACCTGAAACGTTCGTTGATTCGTTCGTATGGTGGTTATTGGCTTTATTTGCCTACTTGTTACAAGCTCTACCGAGCATTGCCACCCTCAAGCAACTAGCAAAAAGTTGCATTGAGATTGTTAACCCTGGACCTTTCACAGGCACTATACCGATTGTGCTGTGGACTGTCTGTAAATTATGGTTTGGATACTTCATAACAATGTTTGTCTATCCGACTTTTTTTGACACAGACACCATCCTTATTGCAGGATTGGCTCCCTTTTATGAGGAGCTTACCCGATTTACAATATTTGGATTTTACCCCTTGGTTCAGGAAATAGTTACAAAAACGTTTATAATTATTCTTTTGTTGTGTACAGGATATTTCCCACAAGCAATGATGTACTTACCCAGTGTAGTGATGCACGTAGTCTTTTTCCTTGTGCCTTTACCTTTTCAAACTAGATGGCTCGTACATTTTTGTTGGAATTATTTTATAATGTCCAATAACTTTGGTTACTTCAACCATGAGCATGCAGGATGTATTTTTAAGACCTGTGGTTTAATTTGCGAAAAGAAAGAGCATATTAAAACTGTGAAACCTCCGACTGTACCATTTGTTAACTCTCCGTTCAAGAAATCAGCTACACCCAATATGGATTATTATCGTCTTATTTCCCAAGCAGATGATGGCCGAGGTATGACATATGCTGATGCTCTTAAGAAACCTGCTTCAAAATGTGGAATGACCATCCTGCCTAAACTTGATGAGTCTTTTATGTTTTATGGAGATAGGAATGAGAAGAGAAAAGAAAAGATGCTTAGGAAGAAGAATGAGCGTGCCATGCGAAAGAGATTGACGCAATTGGCGCGCTATAGGGCCTCTTTGATACGTGCTGAAATGAAGGAGGAAAGTATCAAGAATCGTAGGATTCTTGAGGAGGAAAATAAACGTAGGAAGGAACGAGAGAGTGATCCCGACTTTATTGCCGAAACTCACCCAGAAGAGGACCGCGAGTATAAGGTTCCCCCAATGAGTTCGCTCACTTCCGACCAAAAAGAAAAATTGTCTTTAGTTATAGACGGTCTATTTGCCGAAACACCGGAAATGGACGTTTTGATCGACAATTTCTCTGACACCCTAAGTGAGGGTGATTCAGAATTGCTTGAATCATTACAAACCCTCAAGAAAGGTATAAAGTTAGAACCCCAGATGCTTGGTTCAGTTACTTCTTATGTGAAGGCGCTGATGCCGACTGTTAATGTAGGCCTAACCGAAGAAACTCAAACAACCGCAGACGCTATGATGAATCAGTTTGTAAAGTTGAATGATGCTCTGAAGTCTGGTCCTTTATCTACAGGAAAAGTAGAAATTGGCTTTGATTTCAAAGGCCTTTTAGCACCTTTAGGTATGATGACACTCGCAGTACTCTTCGCTTATTTTAAGAGTACGTATCCTAAAACTGCTATAGCTGTAGGTCTTTTGGGCCTTGTAACAGCCGTGTCAATGAACTACGGATGTCCTCGTTTGGCCGAGTGCATAAAATCACTGGCTTCTGCCTTTGATTCCATGCCTGCACCGGTTGACGATGCGAGCGTGGTTTTGACTTCGGAGTCTTTAGGAACAACCTTATACTCCATTGCAGGGCCCATCATTACATGGACCCATTTCAATATGTTGGGTGGTACGTGTAAAGGCACTGTCGTTGAGAAGTTCATGGCAGCTAGTAAGATGGCAAAGAATTGTGAGGACGGTGTTGCGTACACCGGGACCACTATTGTCAATTTTCTAACAGAATTATTTGGTTGGATTAGTGACACTTTCGGTTTCGGAAACCTGAGAAACGTTTTCGATCTTTACCCTGAATTATCAGAGCTTGAGAAGAAAGTCCGTGAGATGGAGAACCAGTTGTTCACAGGTACTCTCTGCCCTGATAAAGTAATGGCAACAGCCCTTCAGGGTTACAGGACAGACATAATGAGAGTGATGTCTAAGCTTAAACCAGGTAGCTCCGCAGCCATCCGAGCTTCTTTTGTCGTGAAAGCTTGTGAGAACCTCTATAAGACAGTATCTATAGGTTTTGCCCAAAATAGTGTGAGGGCGGAGCCCGTTTGTATGAACCTTTATAGTATTCCTGGCGTTGGAAAGTCCACGGTTGCCCAGAGCTTTGCTCAAGAGCTTTTAGCCCAGCCAGGTGTTTTGCCTCAGGCTCAGCTGGAAGCGTACATGCGCCAACGGGACAATTACGTATACTGTATTGATGCAACACAGAACTTCCCTGACGGCTATTACTCACAACTTGTGACCATTTTGGATGATTGGGGCATAAGAAGAGATAAGGAAGGCATGGAGATGGACTCAGGCCTTACGGCATTAATTAGATGGGTTAATGGTATGCCGTATAATATTGAGTCCGCGCATTTAGATTTGAAAGGCAAGTTGTTTGCCAACAATATATTTATGTTGGCGACAACCAATAACCGCATTGTAACACCTACTTTATTCCCTGGTTTTACTGATGTCAATGCGATATTAAGACGGTTCCACTTGTCTTATATGTTATCCATTAATGATAAGTATTGCGCGGATCCAAAGAAGGACTATGAGCACAGATCATTTGCGCCTGGGATCTCGGAAACAGTAATGGTTGATGATGTCCCTACGTTAATCGTGCCGTACGAGGCGTGGGCATTTGTACCATGGGATCTTTCGACAGGTCGGCGGTCGTATGGCCCCGATGGAAAGTTGTTGCCTGTACTTTCGTATGATGAGGTTATGGAACTTGCCGTGGAAAAGATTTTCAAAGCAAGGAAATTTAATCAACTACACAAGGCCACCATTGATATGCGTGTCGCCGCTGCAGCTAAGAGAGCTACAGAGCACAATGCGACGTTGCCTGTTTTAGAAAAGCAGTCTTTTTCAGATGTTGGACCGTACTCCTATGACACTGGTTTTTGGAAAGGAAACTCCTCGGCCAAAAACTATTGCATGAAACACAAGTGGCTTAGAGATGCATTTGTGGAGCACGAACGTGGTACTCACCGTGCAGAAGTGACATTTGACAAGAGAATAGAGGATGATAAGGCTTATCTGGAGTACGTCTCACTCGTATCCACTGGACCCGCGCCAAACAAATCAGTTGCTGGAGTGTGGTTTAAGGGTACTTTTGTCGACTGGCTAAAATACGACTTAGCCCGAACACGTCATCCCACCTGGACAGCGGTTCAGTGTGCGGAGTTTACGTTTTCTGAAGCCATAGAAGTCGCCGCCGTTAAGGCCGGGATCATTTGGAATGATGTGGCTGAATGGGTGCAGACAGACCCCATGAAAGCAGCAATGTACGCAGCAGTGCCCATTGCCTTATGTGCTCTGCCCTTTGTTTATTCATGGGTCAAAACATCCTTCTTCCCCGATCTGGAAGAGGAGTCCTTAAAACCAAAGCCTGAGCATCATCGCCGGGTTAAGGTTGCTTTAAAACCGCGAGTTGCAAAGCCTCCCCCAAAGGATGCTGCTGTTCTTATTGGTGAAGCTGGTTGTTCAGAGAGTATGAGGAATATCTCCAATCTGGTTAACAACAACAGGTTTGATTTTTCAATGAGTAACCGACCTGGCGTTCGACAATGTTCAGGTTTAGGTATCTTCAATAGATACATTGTCATGCCACGCCACTTCATGGAGCAGTTCGCTGCTCAGTGGGAGGATGACAAGAGTTTACGTTTGAGGATCTCCCGTACCCGAGCTATACAGGGTTTTTCCTTTGAAGTAGATTGGCCCACCTTCCATGAGTGGTGTATAGACTTTGAGGAGAATAGTACCCTCGGTACTAATGACATATACAATGATCGTGTCATTTTTCAAGTGCCAGACAATATCATGGGTTCTGTGCCCGATATTAGGAAGCACTTATCAAGAAAGAGTGACATGATTTGGACCAGAAATCGCATCGAAGGTGTAGTGAATCTTATCACTACAGACAACCTTGGCCAGATTGAACAGTTTTTTGACACCACCTTTCAGACTGATTATAAGGAGTACCATTACGAGCACGCTATAACTAAGGGCTTGTTCTATCCTATAAAGTCAGTACAAGGAAATTGTGGTAGTCCATTGTTTGCTGAATCCAAGGGAGTTCCTAAGCTCATTGGATTCCACATAGCAGGCCATGCGGCAAGTTACTTGGCTGCTGGTATTGTGATCCAACAAGAAGATTTCGATTTTCTTAAGGAAACTCCTGTAGAGGTAGGGCCTCGTGCTATGCCAGTACCTACCACATGGCTCGAAGGCCATTCGGGTGCACTTGAAGGAACAGGAAGAGTTTTGGCTCGTTTGGATGAGCCTATCTATTCTCCTCCTAATTCCAAGTTGATTAAGTCTCCTTACCATGATGTGTTAGAACCGTGTGGAAAGGAACCAGCTCGACTCAGGCCTACGTGGATCAATGGCGAGAGAGTTGACCCTATGATTAAGGCATTATCCAATTATAATATCACCCGTGGTGTTTTTAACCAGGAGTTGCTTGATGAGATCAAGTATGCAGTTATTAAACACCATGTGAAGCACGGTGGTTATTCGAAAGGTGCTTTAACCAGAGAAGTAGCAATTTTTGGGGATGAGGAAATTAAAGCCATTCCCAAATCTACTACTTTAGGAGTACCACTAAGTGAGTGGAAGACACCCCAATATAAAGGGAAGACTATTATTATGGGTCGCGATGGTGAAGAGCGTGGGCCCAGGTATTCTGACTATTGTGAACTTCATGATAAGATGGAACATGAAATCCTTTCAGGTAAGAACCCATCTGTTGCCTTCAAGGCCGTAGTTAAAGATGAGCTTCTATCACCAGAGAAAGTGGCAAACGCGAATTCACGAGTGATATTCGCTGGTCCGTTCCCATTGCAAGTATTCACTCGTATGTACTATGGAGAACTGTCCAAAAACATCATGTTGAAAGAATACATGATGCACAACAGACAAGCTCTCGGACTAAATGTTTACTCAGATTGGGACGCATTAGCAGCTTTTCTCATGGCTTTTGGTCAGAAGCGCATAGTGGATTTCGATTACAAGAAGTATGACGGCTCTCTTGGACGACAGATCATGAGCGCTGTATTTGATATAATGGACGCGATGTATCCCGAGGCCACGGAGAAAGACAAAAGGATGAGAAAGTGGATTCGGGACCAACACCTTAATGCAATAGTTTTGTTTAAGGATCTTGCTGTCGAATTTGATGCCTCCAATACTTCGGGCAACTCTCTTACCGCTATCATAAACAATTACGCCAATCAACTACTAGTTATTTACGTTTTGGCTAATTACGTCATGCAGCAAAGTAATGTAGAGTACCAGAAGGGAATGATAGATTTTGACGTCATCGACGCCAATTTGCGCATGTGCACGTTGGGTGATGATGTTATCATGGCTTTAGGACCCTTGTTTGACGGCATTACCACTGCGGACTTTGCTAAAATTCTCAGACCTGTCAACATAAACATTACCAACGGTGACAAGACAGATCCTATTCTTAATCCCAAGCCACTTAGAACAATATTTGAGGTCACGTTTTTGAAGCGTTCTTTCCGTAGAGTGTACGGACGCTTCGTGGCTCCCTTGGACCAAGGATCAATTTCCAAAATGATTCAGTGGACCAAGAAAGATACAGAAAAGGAGGAGTTGGACAACGTTATCCAAGACGCGATTTATGAGATTTCGCTTCATGGGAAGACTAGATATGAAGAGTGTATGAAGACACTCGAACCTGCTATGTATAAACAAGGCGTAGCACCCAAGCATTCCTGCTGGGAGGACACATTCCACCGTGCCCTCGAGAAGGAGTGTACTTGGGAGGGATAAGTCCCTCCCCCCCGGTATGGACTCCGGGCAACAAAAGTAACCAGCCTTGTAGGGGCCTTTAGCAACGTAGCGATGATTTTTCCGCTATATGCCACAGTCCGCCACTGTGCCTACACACAATTTTGATTGTATCATAATTCGACAAGCAAGTTTATTGTAAATATTCAATAAGACCATTAGTACGTTTTTGAAAATAATAGTAGTCGTACAAAATGGGTATCTACCTACCCTAACACATATGAGTTTAAATACACCCTTAACCACCGATACCGCTGGTATCACCACAACAATCGTGTCTGATGACACAACCCTAACCAATTCATTGGAGACTAAACCGCTACCCACGCACGCCGTTAGCACTTCTGAGAGTATTCGAGATTTCTTGGCCAAACCTTACCTGATATATTCAGGTGTTTGGTCCTCGACCGATGCTACAGAGTCGTTACTTTTCGGCGGGTTTGGATTAGCAACCGATGAATGGTTGGAGAATTTGACTAGCTACAACCAAAAGATTACTGGATTTTCTATGACGCGTAGTACCATAGTATTTAGATTGCAGATAAACGCTACCCCTTTCCACCAGGGTAAGCTTTTGATGCATTTCTTGCCTATGGCTCCACTTCATAATAGTCTGGCACCTGCAATCCAGAACTGGGTTTCAATGCACAACTGGAATTTGACGACGCGAACAATGCAGCCGTCAATCGAAGTTGATTGCAGAGAGACTGCAGTAGAGCTTAGATTGCCTTACATAGCACCAACTGATTATTACACACTTGGATCCACCACAGACCGACAAATGCAGAAAATTACTAGAGGATCTGTTTATTTGTCTGTTCTATCTGCGTTGAAGATGGGACTTTCCGCAACAAGTGTTGATTATTCATTTTATGTATCTTTTGAGGATGTAGATCTAGTCGGACCACTGGTTCCCCAGTCAGGAGCCGGTGGTCGAATGAAGCGCGTTGGCGCTTTGAAAGAAAAAGAAGCAAAAGCAATGGCTACTACGCCAGTTTCGCATGCTTTATCCGTTGCAGGAAAAATAGCCTCAACTCTGGGATCTATTCCCATGTTATCGTCTATTGCTACACCTGCCTCCTGGGTACTACAAGCGGCTTCAGGTTTAGCCTCTGCTTTTGGTTGGAGTAAACCAGCAAATGAGGACACAGGACCAGCAATTTCGCGTCAGTGGAATCGTTTTGCTGCTACTTCAGATGGAAGTGACTATGCCATGCCTTTAGCAATGAAGGTTGGCAACCACGTCACGACGACCACATCAAAGACTATTACAGATATGGATGAAATGAGTTTCTCCTTTCTAAAGTCTGTGGACGCCTACGTCAATACAGTGAATTGGACTGCTTCTGCAACCCAAGGCTCCCTCCTTACGAGTAAGAAAATAGGTCCACGTCAAATTTTTAGACGTGACCCTAAGACTCGAGGAGGCACCACACTGTATCTTGATTCTGGGCCTCCAGCATGGTATCTCAGCAACCTGTTCAAACAGTATAGAGGTTCCATAAAGGTCAAGATTCGCATTGCAAAAACAGAGTTTCACTCAGGAAGATTACAGATAACTTTTACACCAAGATGTGTTGTAAATAACACGCCCAGTACCACTTCGGCGTTCTATTCCTTACGTGAAATTATTGATATTCGAGCAGGAAATGAGATGGAATTCATTTTGCCTTATATCATGCCTACCCCTTACCTAGACATCGAGTCAAGCATCGGCCAGCTAGACATCCACGTTCTCAACGAGCTTCGTGCTCCTGAGACCGTTGCTCAAAACGTTGACCTACTATTTTATTATAGTGCGGGTGACGACTTTGAGCTAGCCGTGCCAGGATATTCAGCAAACACTAAGAATTATGTGCCATTCGCACCACAATCAGGCGTAAATTCCGACGTGGCTACTGATTCGACTCTTATCATGGAAGGAATAGGCGGAACCCCAGTATTTCGAGCTGACGTAACACATGCAGAACACTGTGTCGGTGAAATTTTCGCCAGCATACGACAGTTTCTGACTCGTTACAATCAGATATGGACTTCAACATTACCACCTGCTACAGGACCTCGTGTTGCATTTTGGCCTTTCTTTGCCAATTGCCTAACATTGAGCAGTGCAGGAGTTAAGACCTCAGGAAAATACGGTGGGGATTTATTTTCGTATTTTGCTCCAATGTATACTTTTTACAGAGGAGGAATGCGAGTTCAGGTAGATACAGCAGCAGCAGTAGGCAGCTTATCATTAACCTTAACACCCGGGCAAGTAGCGCCCACAAGAGAAGTCTTCTCCACCTCAACAGCGGAGAATGGTTCGGCATCCGCAGTAGCATTTGTGGACAGTCCGAACACTACCCCGTCAGGCACAGCATTGACTGACGCGGGCATAGGACTGTACGCAGTATCTGTTCCATACTACTGCAAAACCCCAGTATCATTAGTAGTACCAACCTCTAATGATCGCATACCCTATTACGCTGACAACGGATTAGAGTATTCAGTGCCCCAATCAGCCATTTCGGTAGAAACACAATCAACTCCAGTGTACTACAGATCTATAGCTGAAGACTTCCAATTTTTGTATTTTGTCGGATGTCCCCCGTTGGTAACAAGTACAACAGCATTAGCAGCAGCGCCTCTCACTATTAGCGATAATAGTGAACGAGATATGCCGCTAACCAAAGATGGAACGTTTGATGAAGTATTATTCTTCGCAACGTCCTAGGTACCCTCGTCGGTCTATTTTCATGGCACGAGGCGTGCCGGAGTTTTAGAGACCAAGAGAGTTTGCATCTTCGCAAATTGCTTCGCGTTTACACTTATTAGCAGCAGCCTAGATTTTAGGGCGGGCTTGTAAGGTGTAAGAATAGCGCATTGTGATGAAGAGACGTAAAGAATCCGAGAACATGATTATGTTCGTGCGGCCCCAGTAACGCGGGGTCGGCACGATTTTTATAGGAAA